GCTGCCTGTGCCATCTGCTGTGCTTCTGGGTTAGGCTGCATCGCTTGCTGCATTGCTGCAATAAGTTCTTCACGGTTAGACAAGTTCATGTTGTCTATGATGGACTGGATCAGAGTGTTGTACAACGGTGAGTCTTTTTGCATAGTCTGTAGTAGTTGTACAAGCTGTGTAACTTCGTATTCCCTTGCGATGATACCTAGGCTGCTAGTAGCGTTGAACTTGTAGTCAGCAACGGGGTAGTTTTCAGGGTCAAACTGCATGTAACGGTAGGCTGCCTTCTTGACAAAAGGTATCAGAAAGGACTGCTGGAAGTTGATCAGTGTACGCTTATGGCGCTTAATGATAGCACCAAGAGACATACTAATGCCAGCAGCCGTCGCTTCTCCATTGACTGAACCCGCAATGCCAGCAGAGTCCACGGCACCAGTAGCTTGTTGTACCATCTGCTGCAAAGCACTTGCCTGTGCAAAAGTGATCTGACTGACCTGACCAAAGTTAAACGGTTGTAGAACTTCACGAGGATCTCCACTGGTTAGAATCATTTTACCCGGACGTACTTCAGGTTTAGCACCTCGTGGTAACCTAGTGGCGTCCACAGCCAGCATGGGATGAATCGTAAGACTCAGGGCGTCAATCCTAGCTCGCAACTCAGTGTCAAGAGCTTTCTGTGAGTTGTAACCTTTTTCACATACGCCACGACCCCAGAACCTTCCGGGTACTACGTCCCATGGGAAAGCAACTACAGGTCTGTCCTGCATCATGTAAGGGTTAGCCTCTGCTTTCAACAGGACTCCACCGTTGGCAATCACAACTACTGCTTCTACGTACTTAGACTTAGATTCAGAACCCGTGAGTTCTACTACTTCTTCGTCATCGTCTTCTTTTGTAGCGTTGTCCAGCAGTTCTCGTGGTACTAAGCCGTAGTACTTCGTAAGACGAACTTTGTCGTCACTGTAGATCGTAATGTCTTGGTCAGGCTCTAAGTCAGAGTCAGGAGCAGCACTACCGACGTAAACGTCCTTGTACACACCTTGTTCCTGCAGCAGTTCCACCTGATGTAAGCTTACGAACTCGTCAATGGCTACACCCATGGCTTCCTCAACACTAGTAGCCACTGGGTCAATCAGGAAGTTCTGAGGCATCACGGGCTTGAGTTTAACCTTGACTCGCTCCATGATGTTGACACCGACTGCCTGTAAGTCACCACCCATGATGGGCTGTGTGGCCGGTGCCATCTCTTTCATTTCCTCAATAACAACCTCACCAATACCTACGCCAAACACGGCTGCATTGATGAGACACTCTGCTACTGCTTTACGAACCTTGCAGTCCTCAAAGTCTTCCGTAAGTTTATTACGCAGGAACAACACGTCCTGCTTCTGGGTATCACCCATGTTGTCACTTACGTCAAACCACTTGCCACGTCCAAAGGTGGCTTCTTCCATCTCAGCTACATTGGACTCTACTGCTTGCTGCAACGCAGGTGAGATGATTCTGGATCTTTCAGAAGCTCTGTCGGAGTCAGCAGGGTCCCAGATGCCCCGCCAAAGTCTGTAGTACTCGTCAAAACGTGCCTCATAGTTTGACTCGTAGTGGTCACGCCAGTCTTCACACTTAGTAATCACCCAGTCTTCAATAGATTCTTCTATCAACAAAGGGTCCTGCTCAAATATTTCACTCATGTTAGTATCCTGCTACTACGTCTAAAATTTCATGGTTGTCTATTTCGTAGTCATAGTCGTACGCTACGTTTGCCAGTTGATCTATGTAAGCTAAAGCGTCAACCAAGTCGTCGTGAGTTAGTGGGTCCGGGAACTGAAATAACTGGTCCAAGAACCTAGAGTTCCACTCGCCTCTGTTGAGTGTCACAAAGCCATTCTCAAACCTTCCCTGTAACGCCCACATCACTCTGTCAGTCTTCTTCTTGTTACCGTGGGTCAACTCTTCAACCCTGAAGAACGTCCCGTAGCGCCTCTGTAAGTCCGTTAGAGGAGACATTACTGCTTGCTTTGCTATGCCTCTTTCGATACCAACGCTAACGGGCCTGTAGTCTCTAACAGCCTGAAATATTTTGGCTGCTGTCTCGTCAAGGCTCCATCTCCCGTAAATAATATTGTCAACGTACCAACCATTAGGATTAACCTTGACCACGGCAATGGCTGTTTCGTCCAGTTTAGCATTTTTAGTACGCTTCTTGTTGACTTCTTCAAAACCTGCCAAGTCAACTGCAATGTAGTAGTCTCCTTCGTCAATACCTTCGTCGTCGAACTTTACCCAGTCCTCTTTAAACATTTCTGACCCACGAGCTTCAAATGACGCCATAAACTCCTGACGAAACGCATAGCTTGACATAGACTTCTTAGCAATGTCGATTTCTTCCGGGTCAAGCAACGGGTTGTCATAAGAAGTAAAGTGCCATGCTTTGTAAGTCTCGTCGTCACCTAAGTCTGCGTACTTGTACAACTCGTAGAAGTGGTTGCGACCCATAGGCGTACCTATGAACATAGCGCAGCCCTTTTGGTCAGCCAGTGCTGGTCTTAAGATCTGCTCGAATACGTCAGGCTTCATGTCTGCGTACTCGTCCAACACTAGGAACTTCAGTGACACACCACGCATAGTCTCTGGTCTGTCGGCACCCTTGAGGCTGATGGTGGCACCGTTGACCAGCTTGATCTGCAAGTTGTTAATGTGGCTGCCTGAGATTACAGGGTGACCTAGTTCCAACAGAGTCTGCCACATGATGTCTCTGGCCTGACCCTGTGTCGGAGCTACGTAGAACACCTGTCCACGTTCAGTCTGCAAAGCGTTCACAATTAGCAGCCAAGCAGCAAGTCTTGACTTACCCGTACGTCTACCTGCTGCTACTATCTTAAATCTAGCATCGTCAGCCCACACTTCCTGCTGCCAAGGCAGTAACTGGATGTCAAGATCCATTAAAGTTAGGGAAAGCCGCAGGTTCATTCATCAGTTTAAACGTAAAGGCAATCTCTACGTCACCAGCAGATCCTGTTTGTGCTTTTACTACGTCTCCGTTGTGTAGTACAAAGATTGGTGCATCTGCTTGACCACCTAAGATTTCTTTGGCTCCGCTTTGTAGTGAGTTGTTGTCCATAAAGTACAACTGGTCTACACCAGCACCGTTTTCCCACCAGCAGGACACGTTGTTTGTACTGCCGCCGTGATTAGCTATGAATATATAATTAACCCATAAAACGTAGCCAGTAGGGACTGTGAACAGAGATGTCTCTGAAGTGTCCGCTAAAGTCTTATGTTTGGTGTAGTACATCATGTTAGTAGAGCCACATAACTGGAGTTGTGCCTCGTGTGTCCACATGGACAAAGGTCTTAGCAATGCCTATGCCCGTGAAGCCAAGAGCAAGTGCCTTTTGTACAATGATGAAGCGATGGCCGCCAAAGCTGACTTGGATGTCTGCAGCAATGCCCTGAGCATGGGTCCCCGGAACTTCCTTGTTAGCCTCTATAGGATGTTCAATGGGGTGTCTATAACCGCTTGTTATGACAAACGGGAACCCACACTCACCACGTAAACGATCAAGCTTCTGTAGGAACTCTGGTTCCATCTTGTTGTCACCAGTGACTCTGCAGTTGAACTCTTCCAGTGTAAAAAACTCAAGACTCATCAACTACTTCTCCTTCGATTACGTCACTGTTGTCACTGTCGTTTACGTCTACAGTACCAACACCTGTTATGTTGATCTGTATGGCGTTTCTACCACCGTCCTTCACTACTTCCTTCTCAAATGCACCTACTGGCAACATACGGTCCATAATTAGCTTCCAAGCAGAAGCCTGATTCTTATGGTCGTTGTCAAGTGCAGCATCAAAAATAGTCTCAAGGACTTTCTTTGACTTCGGTGAAGCCAACATACGAGCTTTGTACTCGTTGATTATAGCAGCGTCACCCTTTGGTCTGCCTACTTTACCCTTGTTACCGGGTTTTACAGCAGCTACTTCTGACTTCCGGGGTCTGCCACGACCTCTTTTTTTAATTTCAGGAGGCTTAACCTCCGGTTCAGTGGTCATAACACAAATTGTCCCTAATTACAACTATAGTATAACATAAGTCTTCACATAAGTCAAGCTATTTTTACCTTTGGGCGGCACGAGTAACAACTACGTGTTGAATCAAGTAGTTACAGTCGTTGAAACACGGTGTAATATTCCTAATTTTCACCTATTTTGTGCTTAGGTAGGAACCACCACCGACGACACGAGTCAACCCCCTCCCCCGGTGTCCTTCTGTGGACAACCTGTGCATAACCTGTGGATAACTTTTGAGGCTGACCACGGGTTGTAACACGGGATGCGACACGAGAATCAACACGAGATGCGCCCTAATGTCACCCAAAGGTTACAACACGAGATGTGGCACGAGCTGCAACACCAGTTTGCACGAGTGTGGGGGCTTATGTAGTAGCCTTTGGAGTCCAAGCGCCTAGCACAACACGAGGCACAGCACAAGATACATCACGAGTTTATATAGTGGTTCATCACTGTAACAAATAGTTATGCTTTGGGGTTGCAATGGTCGGTCAGTCTGCTAGAGTTACTACATCGAGCAACTACACAAGGAACGACACAAGATGAAACAGAACGAAACAGCAGCAATACAGGCAGCAATAGCAGAAGTTAAAAAACTACGGTTTGAGGACTACAAAAGAATCGACGGCGAATACAAAGAGGTCCTAGTGCCTGTCGAGTGGTTCGAAAGAGCAGACGGTCAATTCTTAATCTCTGACGAGCGAGGCGGTCCCATTGTCATCGACTACTATGATTACTTCCGGGAAACTAGCGGTATTCACCCGGACCTAATCAAGGCCGTTGAAAAACACGGGTGCTATTGGGAATGGGAGAATCCCGGAGCAATTTGTCTAGCCTATTGAGAAACTAAAGCACTGCCCTTGTTGACACGAGGGCTTTGCTGTAGTATCTTAGCTAAC